CAAGAGTTGCGATACAATTGCGATGCATGGGGTTACAAGTCTCCCATTTACCGATGGAACAACAACGATAATCTACGAAGTGTATTTCTTGCATTGTGGAGATTGGGTAACAAAGAACTGTCAGTTAGTTCCTATATCTCTTCATTCAGATTGAGTGCCTATATTGCGACACAATTTAAACCACAAGTCGCAAAGTTTTTGTATCAGATTACAAATGCAAAAACTGTATTTGATTCATCTTGTGGTTGGGGTGATAGATTAGCTGGTTTCTATTCGTCAGATGCCGATGAGTATTATGGTACAGACCCTAATGACCAAACATTTGAAAAGTATTATGAACAATGTTTAGTCTATGAAAGATTCTTAGGTGGGCGCCCAAGAACTGTAAAAGATGATAAGCACTTCATTGTTGAAGGTGTCAAACGAGTTGAGATTCATAGATGCCCAGCAGAAGACTTTGATTATTCTATTCTGCCTAAGATTGATTGTGCATTTACTTCACCGCCTTATTTCGCAACAGAGAAGTATAACACAACAGGCAAACATTCAAATGAACAATCATGGGCAAGATATACAACTTATGAAGAATGGCGAGATGGTTTCTATCTACCCGTAAATCAAAAGACATTCGATTCTTTGAGTGACAATGGTTATCAATTCGTCAACATCATGGATCCAAAGATTAAGACAAAGAGATACTATGCAAGTGATGATTTGATTGATAATCTTACTGAAAGAGGTGCAACCTTCTGTGGTCAAATGGGTATGAGAATTATGCAAAGACCAAAGAATGTTGAGAACTTAGATGAGTTTATGCATAAGATTTACATTGAACCAATCTGGTGTTTCAGTAAGAAAAAAGGTGAATTTAATCTTGTAAATGACTATATGAATACTGGTGCCCTAGACAGTTTCTTCGGATAAATATAAGAATTACATAACGGAGTGTTCATGGGTTCATTTAAAAATTATCTAAACGAAGATGCTACCGAGGGTGCAGTCTTTGAAGAAGTCATTGTAGCGGCTTGGAACGGAAAACCTGCACCAAAGACTGAGACTATTGGACCAGACGCTGGCAAGAAAATTGTTAAGTATTTAAAATCGCAGAGTATCACCGGCAAATCAGCATCAAAATTGGCAACAAAAGGTGTTGATGTTACTACTGAGTGGTCTAAATTTTGGTTACCAGAGAAAGTTCCACCTGCAACTAAAACACCAAAGACAGACATTCTTATTGGCACAAACAGAATCTCATTGAAGATGGGTGCAGCTCAACTTATGTCTGGTGGTGTAAATGAATCTAAAGCAACATTCTATGCAGCTCTCCGTTCAATGGAAAAATCTGGTATTGATGTTGAACAGGATTTATTCAAAGAAATTTGGTCTAAGATAGACACACTTACTAGAGGCGCAATCGCTAAGGGTAAAGTAGAGGGTGAGATTCAAAAAGGTAAAGACAAGTTTCTTACACAAGCAAATAAAGTAAACAACGAAGTTAAAGTGCTAATGCAAAAAGCATTTGCAGAGAATGAAGATTTTCGTAGAGCATTTATCAGAGAAGCAATGACTGGTGAAGTTAAATTTAATCCAAAATCTACTGCATATGCTGAATATGTTTTATCAAGTGATCCGAATGGTGATGAACCACATTTATACAAGTCAACAAACAAAGCATTTTTAGATAAAGTTGTTGCGAAGAGTGGTGTCACAGTTAGATTCAAATCAACCTCAGTTAAATCAAAAAGTGGTAAAACGGGTGAGTATAGATATTGGACAGTTATTGCATTGGGTGTAAAAAAGTTAGAAGAAGAATTAGAATATTACAATGGTGCATTACTAACAGAAAACATTATTACAGGTATTATTGAGAGAGTTAAGAACTATTTAATGAATCTCTTTCAAAAGGCATATGAATATCTAAAGAGTGGTGTTCATAACATTGCTGAATTCTTTGATTTACAACCTGATGTGCAATTTAATAACAACATAGATTTCACGGAGTTATAATGGCAGGCACATCAGCAGAACGCCAAGAAAACGGTGTTATACAAAAAATAAAAGATGCCGTAAAAAAAAATAAAGGCAATCCAATAACACTCAAAGCTGGAAAAACAACGATTGGGGGTGTTATTGATGCAGAAAAATATACAGGTCGACAAGCTGGCGGTTCCGAACCATATACTGATGTTGTAATTTATGTTTATGCAGCAGGTAAAAAACATCCAATCAATTGTTCTCTAAAAGGTGAATCTGCACCATCTCTTGCGGGCGGTGGATTAAAAGGATTAGAATTGGCAGTTCCTGGTATTGCAAAAAAGTTTATGCAGGCTGCATTTAAAGAATTGAAAACTGGAAAAAAATTAAAAACAGGTGATAAAGTACCAGATGTTTTTGGTAAAATATCAGGCACTAATAAAACAAAAATTGTTGTTGGTAATAAAGCTATGGGTGGTCCAATAGATTACATGTATATTGGTCCAATGACTGTTGGTGGAACATATGATGCTAAGAAAAATATTCTTCCATTGAACGGTGAATTAACTGAAGCTGAAACATATGCAAAGACACATAATTTATATTTTAGGTTAAGGGCTAGAAGAGAAGACCAAAGATTTGATCCAGATGCGGTAGATAAAGATGGAACACCAAAAATATATGGTGTATCGCCATCAAGAGGCGATAGTGCTGGTCGAATAGTTGTTACAGATAAAGTGCCATCAACAGGCGTAATAGTAAACATATGAACTTCACACAATTTTTAACCGAATCAAAAAAAGAAGGTGCAAATCTTCACCTAGAACATATTGAGGATGAGATTCTCAATCGTGGTGTTGCGGGCGCCAGAGATGCAATTAATTTCTTACAGGCATTGAGAGATATGCTTGCAGGTCATTCACAAACAAAAGTAAATGTCACAACAAAATGGGATGGTTCACCTGCAATCTTTTGCGGTGTTAATCCAGACAATGGCAAGTTTTTTGTTGGTACAAAAGGTGTCTTCAACGCAAATGCAAAGTTAAACTACACCGATGCAGACATTGACACAAATCATCCAGGTGAAGGTCTAAATGCAAAACTAAAAGTTGCACTTCGTTATCTACCAAAACTTGGTATCAAAGGTGTATTGCAAGGTGATATGATGTTTGCGAAAGGTGACTTATCAGAGAAGACACTTGATGGTGAAGACTATATTACATTTCAACCAAACACATTAGTCTATGCTGTGCCATCTGATTCTAAGTTGGCCAAGACAATGCAGGCTGCACAAATGGGTGTTGTGTTTCATACTTCATACACAGGCAAAACATTTGCTGATATGAAGGCGTCATTCAATATTGACATTAAGAATTTAACACCAACTAAAGATGTTTGGTTCCGTGATGCATATTTCACCGATGCATCTGGTACTGCATCATTCACCGAAGAAGAAACAAAAACAATCACCTCTATTTTATCTACTGTTGGTTCTACATTCAAACAAACAAATGCAATGTCTATCAATAGAATATCATCAAGTGATACTGTTAGAGAATATATTAAGACTTTCAACAACACCAAAGTTAGAGAAGGACAAAAGATTACAAACACAACTGCCCATGTGAGAGAATTACTGAAATGGGTTGAAGAGAAATTGAATAAAGATATTGTCTCTGCAAAGATGGAGAAGACAAAGAGGGATAAGACGATGATTAAGAATGAAATCATGCGTACTATTCGTGGCAGTTCAAGCGACCTAATCAAAATGTTTGATATGCAGAACGGCATGGTTGATGCCAAGAATATGATTATTAAAAAATTGCAACAACTAAGACAAGTAACAAGCACATTTGTACAAACTGAAGATGGTTTTAAAGTTACTAATCCTGAAGGCTTTGTTGCAGTTGATAGACTAAAAGGCAATGCAGTTAAGTTGGTAGATAGATTAGAATTCAGTCACCTTAACTTTACTGCACAAAAAAATTGGAGTAAATGATGCCAGCATATGATATAAACAAAATTCTTGCTGAGTATGGAGATAATGATTTTGGATTCTCTGCGGTATCAGAAGAAGAATACAATGCAGTCATTAATGAAAAAGATGAGACTGTTGAAGAATACAAAGCAAGATTGGCACAAGTAGAAAAGTTAATTATGCCATTTCTATCAAATCTTCTAAAGACTGCTGATAAACCATATATCAATTGGCCTAATCGTAAACCAATTCTTGAAGCGCAGATACAAAAGATTCTTACCTTGACTAGAGGATAAAATGTCAGAAGCAATTCAAAGAATAGCAAAATCAAGAATATTAATGGAACAGATAACCGAAGCAGGTTATACTGGCAACATTGGTATTATGGAACTGGTAAAGTTTCAACAAAAGGCTTCACCTGAGCAGAAAAAGATGTTACAATCTCTTATTAACAGTAAGAAAGCAAAAGATGCATGGAAACTGGTACAAGATGTTACAGGCATGAAGTTGCATAAGAGTGTGACAGAACAGGTGTATCGTGGTGATTGGGTAAGACATCCAGAGAATCAATGGAATATAGGTCAAATACAAAGTATTGACAATGACCAAGCACTGGTTACATGGAAAAAAATTGACAAACGAAAGAAGGCAGTTTCATCAACGCACCATGTGAAAGATTTACAACATGCTAGGCGTGAATTCTCTCAATTAAAACAACCAACTCATCACAAAGAGAGTGTTAGTCCAGATATTTTACC